AGTGTTACCCGCTGTGATACTTCCGCGCGCTGCTGCTGCAGCTGTTCGCCCGGCTTCACGTCCGGCAGGCTGGTCCCGCCCGGCATGGTCTGGCGCACAAACGGCTTGTCCGGGCGTCCGCCGATAAAACCGACCTCAACCAGCGTTCCCTCTGGCGGAAACTGAAACATGCCGGAATCATTACCGGCCATCGGAACAGGCAGCGGCACGGCAGGATAAACCGGCGTGCTGCCGTCCGGATTGCCGTCAGCGTCCAGCAGTTGCAGATCGACGGCATAGCGCGGCCTGAAGGGGTCAGCAAAGTTTCCGCTTTTTACCGCCTCCGTCGGGGCAACAACACGCGCCATTTTAGGCAGGTGCAGGCCGCTGGCCAGCTCCGGGTAATGGCTTTCAACCTGCCGCTGTACCGGTGTTTTCTGCAGCGGCTGACCAGTGATACGGTTTCGCGGCGTCCAGGTGATTGTCATGTTGTCGCCGCTCAGCTGCACCTTTGTCACGCGCTGGCCGTTTACCTCCACGCCCGGACGCAGTGACTGGATCACAGGAACAGTCATCGTATTGCCACCGGCAGTGGACTGGCTGAACTCCGGCGGAATATCCACCGGCTTACCCAGCGATTACCCCGACGCTGGCCACAGCAGTTAATGCACAAAACTGCATGTTTTCAGGTCTGGCGTTGTTTACCGGTACAGAAGGCTGACAATTAACCTGGCGCAGAAGACCATCCAGAATGGTTGGGTCTTCGGTGAGATCAATGATCGCCAGCAGTTCAGGTAAGGTCAGTTGGTGCGACTGGTCCGGGTTCAGCTTGTTACGCAGTGTGGCCGGTTGCATTCCTACTTTTTTAGCCAGATCAGTGACGTTATGTGCTAGTGAAAACTGGCGGCAGGCATCATCAAGGTAGTTTCGTACTGAAACTTTATAATCGTACATGATTCGCACCTTACGAATTGATAGCCTGGAATTACGCCTGAAGAGAAATATCACATTCGCTCAACGCCATGACTGTCAAAGCAGCCATGTTAACTTCAACTAAGCCTTTCTTTTGTTTACCTTTTGGTTTAATTGGCAGCTTTCCGTATTCGATCAAGTTGCGAGCGGTTTCTTTGTTAGTACCCGTACGACGGCAATACTCTTCTAGGGGAAGGTATGGTTCTGGACTGACGATTGTAATGTTAGGACGCATAAGGCAAACTCCCGTTGAGCCGCCACACGGCAATGTGGGGCAATAATTGGTAGATAACGAATACAGGAGCAAGACTATTTCGTATTTTAAGAAGCGTCAAATATTACTTCGCAAAATAGATAGTCAAATTCGTAATGCACAAATCCACAATTGACTTTGAAATGGAAAGCGGCCCCGTCTTAGATCGGGTGATCACTGCGTATGGCTTTACATCAAAAATGATGCTTGCAGAGCATCTGGGCATGGCAGCCAGCAGCCTTTCAGGCCGATACAAACGCGGGGGTTTTCCCGCGGATATTGTTGTGCGATGCATTGCAGAAACAGGAGCAAGCCTTGAATGGTTAGCTACAGGAAATGGGAAGAAGTTCGATAGCGAGGAATTGGACGTTCTAAAGATGCCAAGACAAAAAATTGTCGATGGGCACCTTTATGACGCAGGCATTTTTATGCTTGATAAAGTCGCGTTCTTGCAAGGTAAACCTGTTCCTACAGATCCGACATGCATTTTGGATGGCATCACCCAATACATTGTTGAGCGCCAATTTTCTGAGATTTACGATGATGAGTGGTTGGTTGAGATTGAGGGTAAAGTAGGCGTGCGCACCTTAACTCGTATACCAGTTAAGAAAGTACGTGTTAGTGGTGTAGGTATGGCATTTGATTGTGGCATTGATGAGATCAGTGTCATAGGCCGGGTTGTTCTCACGATTAAATAATTATGACGGTTAGGAAATTACCCTCTGGTGATTGGGTTGCTGATTTCTATTCAGTAAACCGCAGCAATGGCAAACAAGGAAAGCGCGTCCGCAAAAAGTTTGCTACAAAGGGCGAGGCGCTTGCTTTTGAAAATTACACTCTTCAGCAAGTAGAAGATTCTCCTTGGTTGGGTGATCGAAAAGATCGCCGCCGACTTTCTGATCTTGTGCGTTTATGGTTTGAGCGCCATGGCGTTACATTACGTGATGGCTTGAAGCGTAAAACTACAATGCTTTGGGCTGCTGAGTGCATGGGCTCACCATTAGCTACTGAGTTTAATGCTCAACTTTTTACTGCTTACAGAGCAAAAAGATTAGATGGCCAATTTGCTCGAACTAAACGTATCAGCAAAGTCTCGCCCAGAACCATGAATCTTGAACAAGCCTATTTTTTAGCAGTATTTAATGAGTTAAAGCGGTTAGGTGAGTGGTCTTCTCCTAATCCGCTTGAAAATGTGCGTCAGTTTCGCATTAATGAAAGTGAGATGTCTTATCTAACACGTGAGCAAGTTATTCGATTGATAGAAGAGTGCCGTAAAAGCTCCGCTAAAGATTTAGAATTAATTGTCAAAGTGTGCTTATCCACTGGTGCACGTTGGGGGGAAGCAGAATCATTAAAGTGCGCGCAGATTACTTCGGGTAAAATTACATTTATCAATACTAAAGGAAAACGTAATAGGACAATACCCGTTGAAGCAGCCTTTTTGGAGCAATTACCTAAAAAGAAAGGTGCACTTTTTACACCTTGTTACTACGCCTTTAGAAATGCTATTGCACGTGCAGATATTACGCTTCCCGCCGGTCAACTAACACATGTTCTTCGGCATACTTTTGCAAGTCATTTTATGATGAACGGAGGAAATATTCTTGTGTTGCAAAAAATCCTTGGTCATACCGATATAAAAATGACAATGAGATATTCACATTTTTCACCCAACCATTTTGAAGATGCTTTGAAATTTAATCCACTAAGTGTAATAAGGAATGAGAATGACACATGAAAATGAAAGTAAGATTGATCAATCAGAAAGCAATAACAATGTTGATGATAGTTATCTTATAAAAAACAAAATTCCGATTAATATGAGATTTGCTTTTTTTATTGGAATTGCCGCAATATTACTGATTGTTATTTACGCCGTTTTTTTAATTTGGGCTACATACCCAATAGATAGAATGACTATCGCAAACGCTGGAGTTTTTGGTGATAGTTTTGGAGTGCTTACGTCTTTATTTTCTGCATTGGCTTTTGCAGGTGTTGCCTTTACACTAGCAATGCAAAAAGAACAAATAGAGACTCAAAACAAGGAATTAAAAATACAAAAAGATGAAGCCATTTTAAATAGAAAGGAAATGAAAAAACAAGCTTTCGAAAATACTTTTTTTCAAATGCTGAAACTTCACAACCAAATAGTTAGCGATATCTCGACCTCAGTTAAAAGAAGCGCTGGTACCGATACGGTTGATGGACGCGCAGTTATAGGCGAATGTCTAAAGAGCTTGAAAAGAGCATTTGATTTTTCTAGCTTAGATGAAAAATCCTCTAAAGAGGAGGTGGGTGAAAAATTTTTGAAATTTTACTTTGGTTCAAGATATGATCTCGGTCATTACTTTAGGTTCTTATACAACATCTTTCGCTTTTTAGCAGAAGCAAACATTGAGGATAAAACATTATACACAAGACTTATTCGAGCTCAGCTTTCCAATGTTGAGTTGGAGATATTGTATTATAATGCTCTTTCGACTGAAGGTAATAACCTTATTCAGTATATGCAAAAATTCAAGCTAATGGATAACTTGCCGCCACAAAGTCTTTATTGTATAGAATACGCTTATTTCATAAAAGATGTTGGCTTTAACTTCAAAAAATAAAATAATAACTAAATAATTAATTTTTTCATGACACCAGGGATTTTTGAAGACAGAGCTAATTGTGATTAATACCCATGAGTATTATGAACTAATTTGACAAAAACACTCATACTTGAACATTTTAAACACATAAAGTGTCGCAAAAGTGTCGCATTAAGTTAGGAATATTAGACGATACCGCCCTTTATATACACTATAACGCCTTGAACATAATTAAATTAGTTGATTTGATGCTAATTATCATAGTTCTCATAATCGCTTGGTCGCTGGTTCAAGCCCAGCAGGGGCCACCAAATTTAGTCATAAAATACATATATTTAAGCCGCTCATTGAAGCGGTTTTTTTGTATCTGAATTTCTGAGTGGCGGTAAAGTG